ACTGAGATTATTATCAACCAAAACACGGCCACCACTCATTGCAGTTTATGGCGTGGTGGTTTTTTAACCATGAAGAATTAAACCCTAACGCGTGTCCTCTCGCACGAAAAAAAGACGGGAGCAGTTATCGCATCGTGTTTCTTGCAACGCTTCTTCGGTGTGTTATGGTTTAATTACTTGATGGTTAACTTAAACAGGAACAAGAATGAAAAATACACTGACAGATTTAAACAATCATTTATTTGCTCAAATGGAAAGATTGAGCGAAGAATCATTAAGCGTTGAACAACTTGCTTTTGAAGCAGAACGCTCAAAAAGTTTGACGATTATTGCGCGTACAATCGTGGATAATGCACGTTTAGTCCTTGATGCACAAACACGCATCAATGACATCCCAGAACGCAAAGAGCTACCTGCTATTTTAAAATGAACAGCGGGCAGTTTGAAAAAGGGTTTACGCCTTGGAATAAAGGATTAAAAGGCGTCAATGGGGAATCGGAAAGCAGATTTAAAAAAGGTCATACTGGCTATAGAACTAGACAAATTGGCGATGAAAGAATAGATAGAGATGGTTATGTTTATGTTAAAGTTTCTGAAGGTGGTAACAAACATCACTGCTGGAAATTAAAGCATCGATTGATTTATGCACAACATCATGGCGAAATAACAGGTGAAACGATTGTCAGGTTTTATGATAACGACAAACAAAATTTTAATATTGAAAATTTATATGCGGTAACAAAAGGCGAAAACGCTGTTTTAAATCGTTTAAAATTTTCTAATGAACCACTTGAGTTAAAACCGACAATATTGGCAATGGTTAGAATGTGCTTAAAAGCTAAAATACCTTATAGGGTTTCCGCACAGTAGGGGGAAATATGGAAAAAAAAGCAGGAAATAGGGGCGTAGGACGTGTTAAAGGCGTACCTAATAAAGTTACCAAAGAATTAAAAGAGATGATTCTAGGGGCATTAGATGATGTTGGAGGGCAGGCTTATTTAGCAAGGCAAGCTGATGAAAACCCAACGGCATTTTTAACGTTGGTTGGTAAAGTGTTGCCGATGACGGTTAACACTAATCTGCAAGATACAACGCCTATAAAAATTCACATTATTAAAGCCGAAGAAATGGAGCTTTAATGCCAGATATACCTTTAACGCTACCGCAGAGACAATTTGTGTTTTCTGAAGAACCTTATCCAGCTATTGTTGGTGGATTGGGTAGCGGAAAAACACGAGCAGGAACAATGCGGGCGGTGTTATTACTTCTTCAAAATAAAGGCGTAAACGTTGGTATATTTTTACCAACTTATGATTTATTACGGTTAAGAGCAATGCCCGGAGTTGAAGAAGATTTAGCAATGATGGGTTTAAAATTCCATGTCAATAAATCAGAATTTAAAATTGACGTCGCTGGCTATGGTTTTATTATTTTTCGCAGTTATGATAACCCGTCTAAAATTGTATCTTTTGAAGTAGCTCACTCAATCGTTGATGAAATTGATACATTGCCAATGGATAAAGCGGCTTTAGTATGGCGAAAAATTACAGAAAGAACACGGCAAAAGTTTGACGGTAAAAATACTATTGGCGTGGTGACAACACCTGATAATGGAATCAATGGGTTTGTTTATCATAAATGGGTAAAGCTACAGCAAAAAGGCTATGTTTTATACAAGGCAAGCACCTATAGCAACCCTTTTTTACCTAAAGATTATGCAGAGCAGATTTTAGCAAACTACGACCCAATATTAGCCGAACTTTATTTGCTTGGTGATTTTGTATCACTAAATAAAAACAAGGTTTATCATTTCTTTGATCGTAAGCGACACCACACACAGCGAGAACTAAATGAACGCGATACATTCATTCATGTTTCAATTGATTTCAATATTGGTGGTTGTTGTGCTGTTACTTTTGTCATTGATAATAATATTCCTATCGCTGTTGACGAATTTGTTTCGCATGATACGCAAGACTTTATTAATAATTTAACGCGTTATGGTGATAGAAAAATAATCGTTTATCCTGACGCAAGCGGCAAAGCAGGAAAGACAAATTCAAGCCAATCTGATATTGGCATGATTAGACAAGCAGGTTATCAACTGCAATATAATCCAGCTAATCCAGCAGTACGGGATAGAATCAATGCTTATAATGGATTACTTTCACACAATAAGTTATTTATTAACACAGATAAATGCCCAAACTTAACCAATGCGCTTGAAACTCAAGGCTATGATGATAAATTAGAGCCAGAAAAGTTTACAGCTCACCCAGCCATTGATGATTGGGTTGATAGCAGTGGATATTTTATTGCGTTCAAATATCCGGTACTGCACAATAGACCAACATTTGCAGCAATTACAGGAATTTAAAAATGGCAGTCGATACAAAACACAGCGAGTATCACGAATATTATGAGCAGTGGAAACGATGCGAACACGCAGCAGAAGGGCAAGACGAGATCCACGAATATGGTATTAAATACCTTCCACGCCTAAGCGGTCAAAATGACGCTGAATATTACGCTTACAAACAACGCGCGTTATATTACAACGCTACAGCAAGAACGATTGACGGCTTAACGGGCATGCTATTCCTAAAACCCGAAGTCATCACAGCACCTGCAGCAATGGATAATATTATTGCAGACGTGACAATGGGCGGGTTATCACTGCATCAATTTGCTGAAATCATTAGCGAAGAAGTTATCACCATTGGACGTTGTGCCGTGCTTGTCGATTTTCCGCCTATTATAAATGCGGTTACATTAGCCCAAGCACAAGCACAAGGCGCAAGACCTTACGCAACAATGTACAATGCCGAATCAATCATTAATTGGAAAACTGGACGTATTAACAACGTTGAACAGGTAACGCTTGTTGTGCTTGAAGAAGAAAACGAGATTGCAGTTGATGAGTTTGAATCTAAATGCGAACCGCAATGGCGCGTTCTTGATTTAGGCGATGGTGGAATTTATCGTCAACGTGTTTTCAGAAAAGACAAACGCGGTGAGTTTATTTTAGTGGATGAAATTTACCCACAAATAAACGGCAAAGCATTAAACAAAATACCGTTTGAGTTTTTTGGCGTGCGTGACAATTCACCATGCGTGGATAAACCTCCATTGCTTGATCTTGTCGATGTGAATTTATCGCATTACAGAACCACAGCCGATTATGAACATGGCTTGCACTTTACTGGACTACCAACACCCGTTGTGACAGGCTATTATTCAGACGATAAAAGCGCGTCACTTCGTATCGGTAGCGGCACGGCATGGTTATTGCCAGACCCGCAATCAAAAGCATTTTATCTTGAATTTACAGGGCAAGGCTTAGGCGAATTGCGTGAAGCATTGCGATCAAAAGAAGCAATGATGGCAACGCTTGGAGCGCGAATCTTAGCACCTGAAAAACGCGCAGCAGAATCAGCGCAAACGGCTAATATTCACCGCTCAAGTGAAAATAGCGTACTTGCTTCAATTTCACAATCAATTAGCATTGGATTGACGCACGTCATGGAGTATTTGCGCGATTGGTCGGGCGTAACTGGTGATGTTAAAGTTGAGCTAAACCGTGATTTTATTCCAAACTCAATGACAGCTCAGGACTTGGATAGTTTAGTTAAAAGTTGGCAAAGCGGAGCTATTTCACATCAAACTTTATTCGATAACCTTGTCGCTGGTGACATTATCACGCAGGACGTATCGTTTGATGATGAGATGGAGCGCATTGCAGTTATGCCTGCTACTGGTGGGTTAATGTAATGGAAGAATCAGCAAACACGCAACTGCGCGATAAAACGATTGCACATGAAATTTATTTGCAGCGATATTATTCATCAACAAGTAAAAAGGTCATGGACTTGTTGCGTGTTGTTGAAAAGGATTTAGTAAAGCAATTAAAAACGCTCGACCTTGATAACCAAATGACAATTCCACAGATTGACGCGCGTTTGGAATCAGTGCGGGCGATTTTAAATGAAGGTTATGATTTAGCCGGTAAAGAGTTAATTAGTAACATGAAAGACGCGGCAGTTTACGAACAAGAATGGCAAATCAAAGCTATTGATGATTCAACGCCTGTTGTGCTTGATATGGTAGCGGTTGCGCCTGTGACGTTATTTGCTGCGATTGAATCAAAACCGCTGCAGGGAAAACTGATCAAAGAATGGATTGATAAATTAGATCAAGATAGTTACACGCGCATACAGGACGCTGTGCGTATCGGCTTAGTTGAAGGGCAATCTTACAGTGACGTGGTTAAGCGTATCACCGGCACGAAAGCACTGCAATACACTGATGGCATTAACTCACTTAACGCACGTCAAACGCAGGCATTGGTATCAACTGCAATGGCACACGCCACCAATACAGCGCGTGATGAGTTTTATCAAAACAATAATGATTTGTTTAGCGGATTGCAATGGGTAAGCACACTCGATGGTCGGACTACTTCAATATGCCAAGCGCGTGACGGTAAAGTCTATCCGCTTGATAGTGGCGTTAGACCTCCTGCACATTTTAGATGTAGATCGGCAATGGTCAGCGTTTTAAAATCATGGCAAGCGTTAGGCATTAAAAACCCTGATGGTCGCACACGCGCATCGATGGATGGGCAAGTTGCGCAAACCGAAACTTATCAAACATGGCTAAAGAAAAAACCAGAGGCGTTTCAAGATGAAGTGCTAGGAAAAGAAAAAGCGCAATTATTTCGTGATGGAACGCCATTAGATAGGTTTGTTGATGCAAGCGGTCATACTTACACACTTGAACAATTAAAGAAAATTGAAAAATAAACCAGTAGTCAAGTAATCCTTGACAGCTGAACATTTATAAATCAATTAGTTAGTTAAAATATTTTCAAGGTGTTTATTTTTTTTAATTGATGTTTATTATCTTATGCTGTATAAATGCGACAAA